CAAATGTTGAAATTGATTATACTAGTAGAGTAAGAAGAACAATAGATGGTGTTGAAATTAAAAGAGGATACGCATATGCAGGTCCTAAATTTAACACAATTGATAAATTTGCAAATACGGTATTTGGTGTAAATTCTGTTGCAAGTGGTATCAATTTTAATGTATTAAGTGATATTACAATACAAGGAACAAGAACATCACTAGACGGAAGAGGTGCTATATTTTTAGCAACTTCAGACGAAGGTGGTAGATTACTAAAAACAAACTTTGCAATGCCAGTACAATTCGCAGAATCTAAGGAATCCTTTGATAATACGGTAACTAACTTTGCTCAAACAACGGTAAGTTTTGATGATACAACCCCATAATACGCTGAATAACATTATAAATAGTAAACAAGAGATATTAGTAACTGTGGATGGAGAAGCGAAAGTTGAAGGTAAAGACTATGAAGATATTAATAATGAAATCGTTTTTAAACAACCACCAGAAGCAGGTTCAATAATAAAGGTATATAAGAGAAATTAAAATGGGAAAACAAACAATTTATAGAGGATCAACCGCTAATGATGGAACAGGTGATAATTTAAGATTAGGTGCTCAAAAGGTAAACGAAAACTTTACAGAAATATATACTGCTTTAGGTGATGGTTCAACTTTAGCAAGTGGTACTTACATAACTACTACTTCCACTAATGTTCTTTGGAATAAATCAATTGACGCTACAACTAATACTTTAACAAATATTCCAAATAGTGCTTTAGACACTATCGCAAATTCAAAATTAGCAAATTCAACTATTACAATTGCTGGAGATACAGGAAGTTCAGATACAGATTTAGGTGATACTATTACCTTTGAAGGTGGTTCTGGTATTACAACAACGGTCACAGCAGATAAAGTTTCTTTTGCAACAGATGGTTCAATCGTAACTGAAACATCAACAGATGTACTAACAAACAAAACAATTGATGGTGGTACAAATACTTTACAAAATATTGAAAATGCTAGTTTAACAAATTCATCAATAGGAATTGGTGGAGTTACATTAAATTTAGGAGATGTTGACGCTACTCCTGCATTAAATTTACAAGACGCAAATTCTTATCCTACAAGTTCATTATCAGGAACAATTACAAATACTCAATTAGCAGGTTCAATTTCAAATGACAAACTTGTAAATAGTACAATCAGAATTGGTGATGATACTTCAACAAATTTCAATGTTGGTTTAGGAGAAAGTTTTGAGTTTATAGGTGGTAACGGAGTTTCAACTGAAATTAATAATAACAGAATGACTTTTAGTGTTGCAAGTTTACCTAATGCTTCATTAGCAAATTCATCAATTACTTTAGGAACAGATACTATTAATTTAGGTGATACTACAACATCAATCGCAGGATTAAGTTTAACAGGATCAGGTACCATTGATTTAACTGGTGCAGGTTCTAAAATAAGACACGACTTTGCAGGATATGGTGCTTTACCAGCATTTGCAACTTACCCAGGAATGTATGCTTTTGATACCGTAGGTAACAGACCTTACTATTCTTCTGGAAGTGGTTGGGTTAGAGTATTAGATGAAAATGCTTCTATATCTGCTCATACAGATGTTAATACCACAGGTGTTGCTGATAGAAATATTTTACAATTTTCATCAGCACAAGGAAGATTTAATACCGTAAATGAGGCGTGTGCCAGAATGACTATTACAGCAGGTGGTTCTTCAAATTACTTATTTGATGGAGATGGTTTTTCAACACAAGCGTCAAATCCTACATTATATATTAAAAAAGGTATGAAATATGAATTAACAATAGACGCAAGTGGTCATCCATTTAGAATACAATCTACTAGTGGTACTAGTGGTACCGTATATAATGATGGAGTTGTTAATAATAGTACAGCAGATGGAATTATAGTGTGGACCGTAAATATGGATACTCCTGCAACTCTATATTATCAATGTACAGCACATTCCGCTATGCAAGGAACAATTTCAGTAAGTTAATGAAAACTCGTATAAATATAAGAAAGATTAAAGAATTATGCCAGCAATAATAACAAATAAATTTAGGATAAACAATTCTGAACAATTTTCAGAATCATTTTCTGAAACTAATAACCAAGTATATTATTTAGGAATTGGAAGACCACAACCTTTTGGTACTTCACAAAGACCTGATAATAGAACAGATTACGAAGGTACTGATACTGCTCCTATAACTCCTGGTGATACGGTTGGTAGAGAGTTTTATACTTATGATGATTTAATTGCTGCTAAAAGAGTTACTTCTTCAGATGTTTCTTTTGTTCTTCCTAGAAGAAACTGGACAACAGGTACGGTCTATGATTATTACAGACACGATTATGGAGAATATGTAACAGGATCAACATCTACAAGAATTACATCCGATAGTGGTGCTACAAATTTAACTGATTCAACTTATTATGTATTATCTGCTGCTAGAAATGTTTACAAATGTTTAGATAACAACGGTGGTGCTGCTTCAACAGACGAACCAACTGGTGTATCAACTTCAGTAATTACAACAACTGACTCATATAAATGGAAATATATGTACACACTTTCTGCTGCTCAACAATCAAATTTCTTATCAATAGATTTTATGGCAGTTTCGCCAAACTCTAGTCCAAGTGCAGATCAATCAAATGTTATATCTGCTGCTGTAGATGGTTCAATAGATATAGTAAAAATTAAATCTCCTGGTTCAGGTGGAACAGATGGAACATTTAATGGTATTCCAGTAAGAGGAGATGGTTCAGGTGCAGTTGCAAGTGTAACCGTTTCTGGTGGTGCTGTAATTAGTGTTGCAGTAACTACTCCAGGTTCAGGATATACTTTTGGAACAATTAGTAATGCTCAAATAGTTTCTGCTGGTGCAACTAGTTTAGCAGGTGCAGAATTAGATGTTATTATTCCACCAAAAGGCGGACACGGTGCAAACGCAAAAGAAGAATTAGGTGGATTTTTTGTAATGATGAATACAAGTTTAGAAGGAACAGAATCAGCAAACTCTGGTGACTTTTCTGCTGTAAATGACTTTAGAAAAATTTGTTTATTAAGAGATCCAACAAAATCTGCTTCTGCTGTAACTGCTAATACTGCTAGATTAACAAAGGCAGTTAGATTTGCTGCTTCTCCTACACCAGGCACTTTTACTACTGATGAAGAAATAAATCAGGCAAGTACAGGCGCTGTTGGTAAAGTTGTAGAATGGGATGCAACAAACAGAATTTTATATTACATACAAACAAGACACAGCGATGCTGGTGTTGACGCAAATGGTAACTTAACTGCCTTTTCAGGTGCTAATGTTATTACAGGTCAAGGTGGTGGATCACCAACTGGTACTCCAGATACTTCACACTCAGCAACTACTAATAATGTTGAATTTGTTTCGGGATATGCAATTCCTGAAATAGACCACGATTCTGGCGATGTGCTTTATATTGAAAATAGAACACCGATACAAAGAGCAACGGATCAGACGGAGAACATTAAACTGGTCATAGAATTTTAGGAGAGTTAAATGCCAAGTCCGACTGACTTTAACCTCTCGCCTTACTATGATGACTTTGCAGAAAGCAAAAAATTTCATAGAATACTTTTTAGACCAGCATTTGCTGTTCAGGCAAGAGAGTTAACACAATCACAAACAATCGTACAAAACCAAATAGAGAAGTTGGGTGACCACTTCTTTGAAAAAGGCGCTATGGTTATTCCTGGCGAGATTGGTTATGATTTAAATTATTCTGCTGTAAAACTTACAAGTATTGATAGTACAAATACTTTAGCACAATTTACAAATGGTACGGTTTTAACAGGATCAACTTCAGGTATAACTGCAACAATTATAAATCAAGTTGCAACAGACGGAACTGATCCAGATACCTTATATGTAAAATATACTAAAACAGGTGGAACAAATAAAAATCAATTTGCATTTTCAGACGGAGAAACATTAACAGGAATTAATAGTGATTCAGTTGCTGTAACTGCTATTGTAAATACAACTGCTATTGGTTGTGCTGCTGAAGTACAGGCAGGATCATATTACATTAATGGATTTCTTGTAACCGTTTCTAATCAAATAATCATACTAGACAAATATACAAACACACCTTCTTATAGAGTTGGGTTATTAGTTACAGAATCATTTGTATCTCCTACGGAAGATACTACTTTAAATGATAATGCTCAAGGTGTTTCAAACACTAACGCTCCAGGTGCTCACAGATTTAAAATAGATTTAACTCTAACTAAAAAAGGAATTGGAAGTACCGAAGACGCAAACTTTGTAGAGTTATTAAGATTAAAAAAAGGTATAGTTCAACAGAAAGTTAGAAATACTGAATATGCAGTATTAGAAGATACTTTTGCTCGTAGAACATATGACGAGTCTGGTGATTATACCGTAAGACCTTTTGATATTGATATTAGAGAACATTTAATTAATGGAACAAATAGAGGTGTTTATGCTGAAGGTGACGCTACTAAACTTGCAGTAGGAATGTCTCCAGGAAAAGCATATGTAAAAGGTTATGAAGTTGAAAAATTAGCAACTCAATATATAGATGTTGATAAGGCAAGAGATTTTAATACCGAAAGTAATTTTAGTACAAGATTTGATATAGGTAATTATGTAAATGTAACTAATGTTTATGGTTCTCCAGATGTAGGTTTTGTATCTGGTGAAACAGAACCATTTAAAAGAATTAATTTATATAACACAGCAACTGATATTCGTGGAGTTGAAAATGCAGGTTCAGGTGGTGCGATTAAAACAATAGGTCGTGCTAAAACAAAAGGTTTTGAATATAGTCAAGGAACAAATGCAGGTACAGATATTTGGGATGTCAGCACAATTTTCAAACATTTCTTATTTGATATTAATTTATTTACTCACTTAAATATTACAACAGGTCAAGCATTTACAACTGGAGAAAAGATAACTGGTGGCACTTCAGGTGCTACAGCAACTTTAGAAAGTATATCAACACAATCTTCGGAAGCAACAACAGCAATTACGGTTGCAAGTCCAGGCGTGGTTACTTTTCCTTCTCCTCATAATTTGAAAGAAGGACAACAAATAACTTTTGACACTATATCAGCACAAGATCAAACGGTTGCAATAACATCAAGCGATGTATTTACGGTTAGAAATCCTTTAGCAGGTCAATTTGAATTATACAGAGCAGATGGTACAACTCCTACAAATATAAATCAATTTACATCTTCAGGAAATGTTTTACACGGAGTTGTAATTGTATCAAATGTAAGTGGAACATTTATTCCAGGAGAAACAATTACAGGTGGTACTTCAGGTAATACTGCTAATATTCAATCTAATACTCTTGGATTTAAAGGTGTAACTTCATATGATTTCCCACAAGTTAAACAAATTGGTATGGCAGGTTCGCCAACTTATACTGCTGACACAGCGTTAGATAATACTTACGGTGTAAATAAAGTTATTTCAGGAACAATAGATGTTGGATCTGCTTCAAAAGATGTAACTGGTATTAATACTTTCTTTACGGAAGAATTGGTAGTAGGTGATTCAATTTCATTTACAAACGATAATGGTGATACAGAAACTCAAATTGTTAAATTAGTAAATTCCAATTCTAGTTTAACTTTAGAATCTAACACCGTTGCTGCTTCTACAAAAACAATTATAACTAAAAGAAGAACAAAAATACAATCACCAGAAAAAAATGTTTCAGTATTTCAATTACCTTATGAAACTATTAAGACATTAAAGACAACTGATAACTCTGGTATAACAGATACAAATTTTAAAGTTAGAAGACACTTCGTACAAACATTATCATCAAATGGTGACGCAACTATAACAGCAGGTACTAATGAAACATTTGCTGCTTTATTAGATAAAGATTTTGCAATTTCAATTATGTCAACTGGTTCTGGTGCCACAGGTTCTGTTGGTGATGTATTCAGTTTACAAGGTAATAACCACGAAGGTGATCCTATATTTTCATTGTCTGGTTCTCCTACAGGTAAAACATTATTAATAGATATGGGTGCTAACTTCCAAGGACATAAAGTAAAAATATTAGCAACCGTAAATCGTTCAGTTGCAGGTTCAAAAACAAAAACTTTAAATACTGCTTCAACGGTTCAAAAAACTTCTCAAACAGAAATTGAATCAGGTACAATAGGACTTGGTAAAGCAGATGTTTATTCGGTAACTTCTGTTAAGATGGCTGCTGACTTTAGTACAGACGCAGTAGCAGGTGATACAGATATTACAGACAGATTTGATTTAGATACAGGACAAAGAGATAACTTCTATGATATAGGAAGATTAAAATTAAAAACAGGTGCAATAACACCAACAGGAAGATTATTAGTTACTTTTGATTACTTCTCACACGGTACTGGTGATTATTTTGATGTAGATAGTTATTCAGGTATTATTGACTATGAAAACATACCTAGTTTTACTTCTGGTACAACTGGACAAGTTTACGAGTTAAGAGATAGTTTAGATTTTAGACCTAGAGTAGATGACGCTTCAACAATAGGTAGTGGTGCTCAAGACCGTTCTTATGACGGTACAGGTGCTTCAACCGTAGATGTTGTAAAATTTGAAACAGATATAACTTCTGATTTTGAATTTTATTTACAAAGAGTTGATAAAATATTTTTAGATAAAGAAGGTAACTTTAGAGTATTAAAAGGTGCAAGTTCATTAACTCCAGAAATTCCTGGTATTATGGATAACGCAATGCACCTATACACATTGTTTATTCCATCATATACTTTAGATACGGCAGATGTAGGTATTGAAGCGATTGATAATAGAAGATATACAATGAGAGATATTGGTAGATTAGAAAAGAGAATTGAAAATACAGAATACTATACTCAATTATCTTTACTAGAACAATCAGCACAAACTTTACAAATACAAGACGCAAATGGTTTTGATAGATTTAAAAACGGATTTATTGTAGATAATTTCACAGGACACTCAATAGGTGATCCAGGAAATGTAGATTACAAAGTTGCTATGGATATGGCAAAAGGTGAAATGAGACCTACTTTTAATGAAGACGCAATTGCTTTAGAAGAAAGAGATGACGATGGTACGGATATTCAGGCGTCTGATAGAGTAACTGCTAGGTATGCTAAAACAGGTGATTTAATAACTTTACCTTATTCAGAAGAAACTTTAATAGATCAAAGTTATGCAAGTAAAACCGTAAATGTTAACCCATTTGGAATATTTACTTGGATTGGTTCTATTGCTTTAACTCCACAAACAGATGAATGGAAAGAAACAGAAAGAGCACCAGATTTAACTATTACAAATGATGATGGTACTTGGGATACTTTAGTTAAACAATCAGGTAATCCAAATTTACAATCTGTTGAATTAGGAACGGTTTGGAACGAATGGCAAAACCATTGGACAGGTGTATCATCAACTAATAGTACAGAAACTTATAGAATAAGAGGTGGTCACGGTTGGAGAGTAATGCAAAGAGATGTCCAAACAACTACTAGAACAGGAACAAAAACACGAACAGGTATTAGACAAGTATTAGTACCTAAAACGGTTACGCAAAATGTTGGTGATAGAGTTATATCTATTGCTTTCTCTCCATTTATTAGAAGTAGAGATGTTGAGTTTGTTGCAACAAGATTAAAACCAAATACAAGAGTTTATCCTTATTTTGATAATGAATCTGTAGGAACATATGTAACTCCTTCTGGTGGTGCATTGGGTGGTAATTTAGTTACAGATTCAAATGGTGCAGTATCAGGTACTTTCTCAATACCAGATCCAAAAGACAATTCAAAACCAAGATGGAGAACAGGTGAAAGAGTGTTTAGATTAACTAGTTCGCCTTCAAATGATTTAACTTCAGCACCAGATACAGCAGCAAATGCTGAATACATCGCTAGAGGTATTATTCAAACGGTACAAAATACAATTATTTCTACAAGAACAGCGGGTGTAGAATTTAGAGCAACTAACGAAACAGAAAATGTAACTGAAACAAGTACAACAAGAGGTGCTGCTAGACAAGTAGGTTACCACGATCCATTAGCACAAACATTTATGATTGATGATGAAGGTGGTGTTTTCTTAACTTCAGTAGATATATGTTTCTCAACTAAAGACTCAAATATTCCTGTAACTTTACAAGTTAGAAATACGGTTAATGGTTATCCAGGTCAATCAATATTACCTTTTTCAGAAAAGACTTTAAATCCATCAAGTGTATCTATAAGTGATGATGGAAGTGCCATAACAACATTTACTTTTGATAGTCCTGTTTATGTACAAGAGAATACAGAATATGCTTTAGTATTAATGGCAAACACAACAGAATACAATGTTTATGTTGCTAGATTAGGTCAAACAAATTTAGGTTCTAATAGAACAATATCAGCACAACCTTATGCTGGTGTTTTCTTTAAATCACAGAATGGGGTTACTTGGTCGGCAGATCAAAACGAAGATTTAAAATTTAAAATTAAGAGAGCAGAATTTGAAAATGTAATTGGACAGGTTACTTTAACAAACAAAGATTTAGGTAGTAGAACACTTAAACTAAATCCATTAAGAACAACAAACGCTTCAGGTGTAATTAGAGTTTATCATCCAAATCACGGAATGCACGGCACAGATAATAATGTAACTATTTCAGGAGTACCATCTGGTACACATAATGGAATTGTTCATTCCGATATTAATGGAACATATACAAGTATTTCAAATGTAACTTTAGATAGTTATGATATTACAACGACTGGAACAGCAAACACAACTGGAGACATTGGTGGATCTGCTGTAATAGCAACACAAAATAGATCGTTTGATGTATTGAATTTATCTGGTATACAAACTATGACTTTACCTGAAACAAATATAAGTATGGCAATTAGACCAACAAGTGGTAAATCAATTCACGGTTCAGAATCAGAATTTGCTTTAACAGCAAATGTAAATAAAATAAATGTTGTTAGCAATGACAATATTCATTTTACTACTCCTCAATTGGTTGCTAGTCCAATCAATGAAACAAATGAAATGGGAGGTTCTAAATCATTTTGGAATATTTTAACTTTATCTACAGCAAATACTAAAGTTTCTCCTGTAATAGATACTCAAAGAATGAGTGCTATTACAATTACTAATAGGATGAATAATCCTACTTCAGGTAATACACCAGATTTTGTTGCTGATACTGCTTCAACTGGTTCATCTACAGCAGCAGTTTATTGTACTAAATCAATTGTATTAGAAACTGCTTCAACTTCTTTAGATGTTAGATTAACTTCAAATGTAAGATCAACTTCTAAAGTAAAAATGTATTACAGAATTATAGGATCGGAAGATGATACTACTATTGATAAAATAAGTTGGACACCATTTAATACAGATGGTTCTGAAGATATAACGGTTACTCCAGCAGAAAATGATACATCATTTAAAGAATACAAATATTCAGTAAGTGGTTTAAAAGACTTTACTACTTTCCAATTAAAAATTGCTATGACAGGAAGTGTATCTTCTTATCCACCTAAAATTAGAGATATGAGAGCAATAGCATTGGCGGTATAATATGAGTAGATTAAAAGTACAAGGATTTGATAGTTTAGTTAGAGATACTAGATCAAATGCTATTATCAATACTAGTACAAGTGATTATAAAATTTATATGCAAAGAAGACAAGCAAGAGAAGGTCAAGCAGATAAAATGAGAAATGTTTGTAAAGAAATAAATAACTTAAAGAAAGAATTAAGAGAAATAAAAGATTTAATATTAAAGAAGGTTGTAAAATAAAATGGCATTTAAAACAATAGCAAAAACTGATACATTAGAAACATTTAGAACCACATTTAATGCTTTATCACAAGAAGATTTTGGTGATATAGCAAATTTATCTGGTGCTATTAGTGCAACTAATTTAGTTGACGCTATGAACGAAACTATTGGTATTGCTACATCTACTGCTGGGTGGACAATTGCTGATGATACTTCTACTACACAGATTATCGGTGGTGGTGATACTTTAACCGTTTTAGGAACAAGCAATCAAATACAAAGTATTGTATCTTCTCCTGATACATTAACTTTATCTTTTCCAACCAATGTAACTATACCAAACGATTTAACCGTTGTAAATACTATAACAGGTTCTTCAACAGGACCTCACACATTTGGAACAATTGAAGTTAGTGGTAATCAAATCCGTTCAACCAATTCTGGTGAAGTTGAAATTTTGGATGCTTTAAAAGCAGGGGTTACAACAATTAATCCAGTTGGCGGAAACAATGTGGAATCAACAACAGGTTTTACTCTCTTTGGTTCTTCACCAGTTATGACAATAAACCAATCTATATTCTTTCAAGGAACAACAAGTAATGCTTTTGATACACAAATAAAAGTTGTTGATCCTACTGCTGTAAGAGCAATTGAATTTCCAGACGCCGACGGAACGGTTGCATTAACAACTACAACAGGATATGCTGCTGGATCAATTTTTACATCATCCGTCCAATTAGACATTTATGATTCTTCTGGATCAGTAGTTAAGACAATAGTAGGTTCAGCGAATTAAAATGGAAATGGATAATGGCAATCAGACAACCTCTATATTACGATTCTGGTAATCTAAAAGAAATGTCAACCTCTATGGTTGACCAAATTGTTAATCAGATAGTCTATCAATACTCATTAAATCCTAGTGTAAAATTATCAGTTGTTAGTTCAGGTGGTAATTTATCTGGTATGAGTGATACAAGATTACAAGCAGGTGCTGTGTCAACGGATGTTTCAGCATTTCCATCTGAAGGAACAACGGAGGAACCTCAAACGGTTACCGTTGATTATGATAAAGTTTCATTTACAAATGAATCGACTACTCCTACAGCAGATACTGGAAAAACTTTTCCTGTTTATTTAAGTTCTGGTCATATCCACGCAATGACTTTAACGGATATTAAAGATACTTTTTTACATCCTGCAATAGATTTATTAACATCAGGATCAACAGGTACAAGTCAAGGAGGTACTTACACGGTACATACTGCTTCTGCTTTAGCAAATGCTACTTTAGTTTCTGCTACTCCGATTTTTGTAGATACTAAAGCAGATACTTCTGCTTATTCAGCAGGTACAATTGGAGATCACGCATTAGATAATCCAACAACGGTTACAAGTTATTATTTACATAGAATTGATGGTAGTTCAAGTTCTTTTACAGCACCATTGTTTATTAGAAGTGATAATAATTTACAAACTTATCCAGACGCAACATTTAATAGTTTAATGCAAGGTTGGATTAGAAAAACAGCAACATCTTCTTCGGAAGGTTATGCAATTTCTTATAATATAGGAACAAGTGGGTTAGGTAATACTAGAGGTTCTGGTATGGCAAATACAATTTTAACTGGTAGTGGTAATTATCAAACAAGATATGTAAATACAGATGATTACAGAGCACAAGAATTTCCAGATGGTGCTTCATCAACAGCGGCAACATACTATTTGAGGGTGCTTAAGAGTTAGATAAATAAAATTATATTATGAATATATTATTAACAGGTAGTGAGGGCTTCATAGGTCAACACATACAATCATTTTTAAAAGACAAACACAATCTAATTTGTTTAGATAAAAAAACAGGTAATGATTTACTTACTTGTGATTTAAACTATGATGTAGATTTAGTTATACATTTAGCAGGTCTATCTGGCGTAAGAGATAGTTTAGATAATCCTGTTGAGTATTGGACAAACAATGTAGTTGCTAGTCATAGAG